TTTTCGCCGATGATTTTTATAGTTACCGCCGGAAGACGCAATTCGGTTTCTCATTTTATGGAATCGTGACCGGCCTTCATTGCGTATTCTTTCGACACAACGGCGGAATTCTTTTCTCCTCTTTAATGCGGGGTGCTCAATTAGGCGGTGCCTTTTGAGAACTTTATTAATTTTCGGATCACGGTGCAGACGCGGCAAGGCTTTTTGGCGCTTAACTGCAATTGTTTGCGCTTGGCGCCTTGCCGGCTGTTTGACGTAGTAACTTTCCAAGCGTTTACGCTTTGGCGCCACTGGGGTCTGCACTTGCGGCCTGCGTAATAAGGCAGTCCGCTCTGTCGGCCTGTGCGGCCGCGGCGAAAGAGTTTCATGGGAGAGAGTTTCTATATATCTGCGGCGTCTTCGTGACACGCTCAGCCTCCTTTATTAGTGTGCGTTCTATTCGAACTATGTTTAATCTGTCGTGTTTTCGATAATTACCTTCTGCTACTAAGATACCAGCTTCAATATCCATAGCCAGGTTTAGCCGGCCGAGCCGGTTTATTCTACCACCTGCGTTTAAGTATGCCTCTTGCATTACATCCCGGAGTTTCCGGTGCATTGGGTATAAGTGTTTTCCCACCCGGAGTACCGAGGGGAATATCTCAATCTCCTTTTGCTGTCGGCACAGCTCTTGCGCGACCTCGCATCCGCGTTGGAGTCCCAATCCCGGTCTCCGGCTCATTCTGACTTCGATTTCTTCCAGCCTCTTTTTCATGGAGTAACCAGCTACATAAGCCATTGATGCAGGTTCTGCAGCTGCCACGAGACATCCACCGTGTGGCCACTCCGGAATTGAGGTAAGTCCGAGCGGCATTTGTAGATCCGGAGTGAAAAGGATCATGTGCCAATGGGGTCGTTTTGTTTGGCCGCCATACTCGCCAACTGAGAAGAAGCGGACAGAACATTGGGTATTCGCTCGCAAGCGTTTCAAGAACCCCGATATATCTGCGTACGCCAGTTTCTCCGGCACGGAGCTCGGATCGTAGGTGAGCGTCAAGAAGTAGGCGTGCGCGTTGCTCTGCCTCTCTAGCAACATTCTCAGTACCCATCCTTTCCTCCATTTGCTCTCACAACCGAGACAGTACCCACACGGAATAACCATTCGGCCCCCCCGATCGGGCTGATTCAAGACCTCGGGGCGTTGGCATTTCCAGCTCATGATGACATCCTGTCAGTCAAGCAGCATTGTATCAAGTATACTGTGCTGCTTGCCTGTGGACTAGGGGTGACGCTGCGCTGTGCGCGAAGAGGCGCACGGCTATCGCCGAAGCAAGACCAGAGCTCCACCAGGGGGCATCACCTCGCCCCCCTACGCCACCCCCCAGCTGTGGTGAGGGGCTGGCTCCGGGGGGCATCGACGTAGCGGTTGCCCGGAAGCCCGGCCTTGTGCTTTAGTGACAGCCTATCTGTAAACGGGAGAGATCGATGCCAAGGCTACAGCAGAATCACCTCAGCTTCGTACGAACCATCTACCTCGGCCAAGACACCGAGACACAAGCGATGATTACGGCAATTCAGATAGCGTCCAATTCTGGCCAGCTCACAGCGGAGCAAAAGTCCGCCCTCCGACAAGTCTATATACGGATCATTTGGGCCGACAACTGGCATATTAACTTCCACCCAGACGCCAATAACAAAAAGTATGAGTACAAACCTCATCACACAGATCATCCCGCGGGGCACCTTCCAGCGTTGCTAAGAAAGTAATAAGGAACGGGGGGCAAAAGCCCCCCGTAGTTTTTCGAAGAACCCCGCTGTTAAAGGGGCTCATTCATCAGCCGAGTCCTCTTCTGGCGCGGGAGGGGCTGACTTCTTCGGTTTAGCTCCTTTCTTGGGGCTGTCGCGTTCTGCTTTAGGCGCTCCTCCTTTTCCTCCTTCCCCTTGATCGCCGCGCTCTTGGCCCTTTCGAGGATTCGTCTCTCTTGCTTTGAGTGCATCGTATAGCTCCTCATCGTCTTGCAGCTGAACAAATCCTGGCCCAAACTCTGTATCCACATCGTCTGGATACATCTCAGCCAGCTCCTCAGGGGTCAGCTCTATATCCCCTGCCTCACCCTCAAGGCGTTGCCCGAGGATGCGCATAGCCATCTCCTGGACGTTGATCGTGGGTGGAGTAGCTACGTGGACCGCAAGTGGTTTGCCGTCATTGACCTCAGTGAGACGGCGCTCTGTGTGGTAGACCTGGATAGCAACGATTGTGCTTTTATCCTGTGTTTTCAAGAACAAGCATTCGGCGTCGCGGATTAGCAACACCCCATGGAATTTTGAACCGTGCTCAATCGGCACCACTTTGCCGTCGAAGCCAGCGTACAGAGAGACCAGACCGTCAGCCATCACGGTATAGTCGACCTGGCAATCAGACTTAGGCAGAGGGACCTCGTAATTGATATCCCCCGTGTGGACTTCGAATTGATCCTTGGTCAGAACTAACCGGCGAGACATATCAGTACCTCGCGCGCTTAGAGACGAGACGACGTGCGCGGATGTTGTGCGAAACCATCGCCCTACACTCTGGCTCATTTGTATCAGCGTAGATACGATCCGTGGGCGCACACTCGATAAAGGCTTGGTTAAGGGCTGGGGCCGATGTAAAAAACCGAGCCATGTGCCACACATCATCGACTTCGCGGAACCCGCCGGTGATGTAGCTCGGGTGCCTTCTGTACTCATCGTGTCGGCCGTTATAGCCGAAGACATCCGTATTGTTGACGTGGTTGCCAAACACCTCCTTAACGAGCACTGCCTGCGGCCCGAAAGCCTCATATTCTTTCTGCCAAAAATCGTCCTTCGTGGACCTGAGCCACATGCGGTGCAGTTGGTCCGCATACATACCTCGGGGTCGCACGCTAAGCAGGGACAGCACGTAACCGTGCTCTGGGAAAAACCGGCCGTATGGCCGAGTCCTAATGGCGGAGATCCCATGCCCGGCCTGGTCGCCGACATTGGTATTGGTTCCCTCTGCTGTGGCTAACACTTCAGAGAAAGCGATAGTTTGTTTGCCGCCACCGAGATACTCCGGAAGGTCCAGTCTGGCATCCCGTGGGCGAACTCCGTGAAAGGCATAATAGTCCTGGATACGTGACCCCCAGCGATTACGGGCTTCCAGGTGACGTTGCATCGCCATCGCCATCCGGAAATCGTTAATGTCAATTCCAGCGCCTTGGGCTGCATCGAGGTCTGCGAATATCTGCGGCCGATTGGTTGACGCATTGGGGACGCCTGTCGTTTGTGCCCTTGCTATAAGGTCGTGAGAGGTTGAGCGCCAGCCAGGCGTGCCAGCGGCCTGGTCGCCGTCTGCTACTACGCCAGTGCCGGCAGTGCCGATGTTCACTGCAGCGTCCGAATTCTCGATGGAGAGACCGAGGACGGGGGCCTGCGTGCCAGCTGCGAAGGGAATACTGATAGCTGTACCCTGTTGAGGAGTCGGTCTACACGTCGTGAAATAGTCCTTTCCCCACGCAACCCGCTTAAGGTTAGTATCGTGCTGGTTAGCTTCCGCTATTATGTCCTGGTCGCGGTAAAACTCATTCCAAATCTTATTGTACGCCCGTATCGGCAGCGAGTTAATAGCCCCGCAATCGTTGGGAAGCCCTAAATGGTCAATCAGGGTATATACGCTCGCCTCAGTTATTGTCACGGTAGGGAGCACCACTTCAGGATCTCTTCCCGTGATAAACTCATCCCACTCATCGAAGACAATTCGTGAAGGCACATACCAGTGGTGAACCCGCACATCCACAGGATGCATAACCGGAGCCACGAGAGTTGAAGCCCGCAGGAGCATCGAAGTGGAGTGAACAACGGAATCCCCCATTAGCACCTCAATACAAGCAATAGGAACGAGGTAGCCCATATCGAAGGTTGTTAGCCTGTGATGCGAAAGGTTGTGCTTTGATCGGATCAGTTTGCCAGCCATGACATACCTGTGAGGGTTGGGGGGACCAGGTCCCCCCTTGGTGAAGTTATAGACGACTACCGATTATCTGATAGCCACCGTGGCGCCGGCGACGGCCCGCTCGGCCGCGACGACGAAAGCCACCCATGCGACGCCGGCGACGAAAACTCCTCCGCCTGCGGAAAGCCATAACACGTCCTTTCTACCGCCTGAGCCAAGGCGGTGTCCATTGGTTGGGGCCGTAGTACATCTCTGCATCGCCTTCGCGATACGGCCATTCGCGACGACGTCTCCGTCCACGCATCCACCGGCGAATAGACCGGCCGACATCGTGGGGAAGGGCTACACCGAGGCCGTGAAGGTTCTCGGCAATGTCTCCATAACGGTCCTGGACCGCCTGAGCGTCAGCTACAGAGGGGTCGGCAGAGAGGCGCCCAAATACCCCCAGACCCAGCTCAGGATTTTGAGGCCCAGAGCCAGGTACACCACCGCCACGACCTGGCCGAGTGGTAGTGCCCACAACAGAGCCAGGAGGCTGCCTGGCGCCCATCGCAATAGTACGGGACCTAGCCACGGTTTCCATGGTTTGGGCCTCTGTGGCCCGGATTCGCGCCCTGGTCTCTTCATTGGCGAGCCTCTGTGATTCCGGAGGGGCGAGCTGGTCGCCGATGTTCTTCAGACCGGCAAGAGCCGAGTCCCCGAGGAGGGGTTGTGACCCCACGGGTTGGATATTCGCGCCAAGCGCGGCGAGAGGTGAGATTCCGGCAGCTTTGGCGTCAGCCACGCGGAATTGTATTTGTTGTTTTGAGAGTTTCTTGGCCTGCTGCCCTTGGAAAAGGCCAGCTGCGGCTTGTATTATATCGCCTAGCATTTTATCTGCACTCCCTTGCTATTCGTGCAAGTGTTTCGACTTCGCGTTGCTCATCGGTTTTTCGCCGATGATTTTTATAGTTACCGCCGGAAGACGCAATTCGGTTTCTCATTTTATGGAATCGTGACCGGCCTTCATTGCGTATTCTATCGACACAACGG